GGATTACTACTAAATAAACTTTGTCATCTGGAAATATTCCTATATCGCTATGAGAGTAAATTAACTCTGATCCACTTTTATTATAAGGAATATTGTTTACATAATAAACTTTAAATTGATTTGGGTCTGCTCCTGGTACTGGAAATACACTTATCTTACCATTTTCTAATATAGTATAAGCAGGGTTATGTATTGATGCAAAATGCAAGCTTTCAGAGTCTGTAACACTAGACTGTAAACCAGGCATTATAAGTCTGCATTGTTCCCATTGATTACTTACATTTGACTCTCTTACAACAGAAATAATTTTAGCACCATATAAATTTAAACCATTTGCTGATTGGTCAGGGCTTTCTGCCATAAAATCTATAGTATTTTGAGGACTTAATTGAACTATCTTATTAGTAACATCTAATACTCCATCTTTTAAAAATTGAGATAATTCAGTCAAAGTTGGATTAGTAGATCCTGATAAAGTTCCTACTCCTGTTAATGCTTCTACTTGTGCTTGAAATGTTGCCATTATTCTCCTAAGGCGCCCGCCCTCCTAGAAGAACCCATATCATTCCAGGAGAGCGAGCTTTTTAGTTTGTTGGTTAACTACTAATCATTAAAATACAATGTATTCTATTATGCAATTACCTCTACCTGCTGTGGCATCAGCATTTAAAGCTGATGTTGCTGCTAAATAGATATTCTTTTTAGCTACAGCATGTGTAGTCCAAGGCCTTGCTATTTGAATAGTTGTACCATTAAGGTCTAGGTCAACTTCAGTTATACTGAGGTTAGCCCAAAGGCCTTCTGCTGTTTTATAGTGACCATTTGCTGGAGTTGCACCAAAAATTTCTTCTCTATTGGTTACTTCAGAATTAGTTGCTATACCGCTATCAGAACTGCATAATATAGAAGCGGATAAGATTTCGCCACAATCAACAGTAGGATTATAGTATACTCCTGTTATTAAAAAATGAGTTGCAGTTTGCATCCCATCAGCAACAGTAGTATCTAATGCTCCTAGTTCTACTAAACAGTCTTGATCAGTATATGCTAAGGCAGCGCCATTGGTAGCAGCTAAGCTAACACCAAAAGAAGCAAGTTTTCTTGCTCCTGCGCCTGCAACTGAACCAGCTTGATTTAAAGCTGATGCAGAAGCTGTTAAATCGCTAACTACACCAAAATCAGTTTCTGATATTGTTGCAAGCTCTTTAACTTCAGCATAAGTGATCTCAGAGTCAGAATGACCAGCCAACCAGTATTTACCTTTACTTTGTGGATTTGAAGCCATTATCTACCTCCTTACAGTTTAGACATAGCGCCACTAACATCATAGCAATATATCCATATAGTTATCCCGCCAGATTGAACAGCTCCACTACTTTCAAGGTCAGCAGCATCATTTAAAATGTCTTTTGCGACATTATACGCAGCTGTATCTTCACCTTTAATAAGAGTAGCAACTGTTGCACCTACCGCTAATCCAGACAAACTGGTAGTAAGATGCAGGCCTGAAGTTTCTTGCTCTAATCTAGCAGCATTACTTTGAAATGCTAGTTGCCCTGTGTTTTTAACAATAGTTAAAAATGGAATATTATAAGCAGGTATTCCATCATCAACAACTATTGATCCGTCTGCACAAGGAGTTCCATCTACAGGCATATCACCTGTATATTTGTAACATTTTATTAAAGCACCAGCTGCTCGAAGACCTTCAGCATAATTTGCTGCTCCTACCTGAACAGGATCCGAAACATCAACTGTTGTTTGATTTGCAATATTAGCCATTATTGACCTCCTTTATTAAGTCCAGATAGAATGAGTCTCAGGACAGCACCATTCCATTCCAGCTTCAGTTAAGATTTGATCTACTCTACGATCGACCCCAGAGTTCTCTAATGTTTGAACTCCTACGTAGACTGATGTATCTCTATTAATACCGTTACCAACTAATGGTCTGTATGCACAATATTTCATATTAATACCAAGCATTTTAACTTGAGTACCATCTAAATGAACATTACGTGCAACATTAATATCACCATATACAGTTGATATAGTAGTAACATCAATACCGAATACTTTCTTTTTACCAGCTACTGAGAAATCAGCTCTGTAGTTAGCAGAAAGCTCTAAATTATTTCTAAAGTATCCAGATAATTTATGCATCCAATTAAATACTTCTGTAGAACAGAAGAAGATAGTTGAAGAAGCATTATTATATCTAGGATCTAACATTGCTGAAAGATCATCTAAGAAATCATCTTGAGTTTTAGTTGCTGTTGCAAGGCTAAAAGTATTACCATATGTTGAAATATAGCTTACAGCACCTTCAGTAGTATTATATGTACTATTTTGACTACCAAAAAGCATTGCATTTTCAATATCCCATTTATGTTCAATCAGCTTTTCTTTCCAGATACGTGCCCACTCATTACCTTCATACTTAAGAACTGTAGCTCTATCAGTATTGTTCATCACACATGATGTTTTGAAGATTTGAGTTTGACCTGTAGCTGTTACATAAGGCTGATCTTGCCATGTTTCGGGATATCCACTACCAGCAGCAAAAGCACTACCAACAACATAGCATTTAAATGCTTCCATGTATTCAGTAGATTTAGTTACAGTAGTAACACTTGCATCATATGCTAAACCAGCAGCTGAAGGATTATCTGCAGATGTATCATCGCCACCAGAAACAGCATCCATAAAGAATACAGCACTTCCAGATCCTTTAACACATGTTACATTTAATACAGCTTTATTTACGCCAGTAGCTGCAGCTGTTGAACTTTCAGGTAATGTAGTTAAATCAACTGAGTTAATTTTCCATAAAGTGTACCCTGAAACAGTACCAGCATCTGCATTTGCTTCTGAACTAGCATGAGGAACTTTGATTATTTGCCCAGGAATAAAAAATTTAGGCTGCGTTCCTTCTGCTCCTTCATAATAACTAACAGTATTACCATAAATATTCCCTTGATTACCATTATTATTATAATCAGTGAAAAAGCTCATAGTATATACATTGCCTTCAGCAGGTGTTCCTGTTGTAGCAGGTGCAGTTGCAGGTACACCAATAGCTGAAGTGCTAAAGTCACTCATATAAGCGTATCTTTTAGTGTATGAAGATCTCTTCTCTGTAAATTTAAAAGAAGGATCATCAGTAGGCTTCTTAGAAACCTTACTCAAGAAACGGAAAAACGGATCTTGCGCTAAAGAAAGTTCTGATACCATATCACCGAAGTTATACTTTCTTCGTAAAGCACCAGTACTTAAACTAGTAGCGGATCCAGTTCTGCCGTCATTATAAGTACCAGAAGTATAATTACTTCCAGTTACGTTTAGAATGTCAGACATTTGTCTATCTCCTTTGTTAAGTTTGAGATAGACTTAATTATTATATAAGCCTACCCAAACAAGTTATCAACACTATTGTCAAAGCCCATGATACTATCAAAGACATCTCTGTCTACTGATTGATCTTTACTGCCTTGACTATTTGCTCCAGATGCGGATGTAGGCATGTTTCTTACGTTTTTCATTTGGTTAAGCATGTCTTGTTTAGTTGCATTAGCTACATTGGCATTTGTTTTATCTTTATTTAAAAGATAATTTATATCATCTAATGACATTGTATGCTTTTTAGCTCTTTCTTTAAACTGTTCAAATTGCTCTTCAGACATATTGTGCTTTTGTTTAAATGCTTCTTCATCTTGTTTTCTTTGACGTAGTTGTTGAACTTGCATAGCTCTTTGTTGCTCAGATTTTAACATCTGACCAACTCTATTTTGAACCATACCATCAACATGTGCATTCATAAGTTTAGCACTGTCTGATTCAGGATCTTGCATAGCTTCTTGCTGATCAAATACAAAGTCTTCACTTAAATTAAGTTGTTGTTGTATTGATTGCGCAGGCTTGCCTCCATTGACCAAATACTCTCTAACATGTTCTACTAATCCACCATCATTTTTCATAGCTTCAAGTACAGGTACAAACTGTTCTACTTGTTTATACTGCTCTCTCCACTTAACAGCTTCTCTGCTACTATCTTTGTAGCGCTTTTCCCAGTCTGTGCTGTTATCAGCCTGAGTCGTTTCCACGTTGTTGGAGCCAACTTGTTGATTGTCGTAGGTTACCTGATCGGGGCTACTATCTTGTTGGGTTACCTCAGTGTCTTGTATTCCGCCATTAACGGAATTTTCTAGTTCATTAAAAAAATCGCTGGAGCCTGAAGTAAGATCTGCTTGTGTATTTTCCATTTCTTCAAACGAATTACCTTGCATTCCTATCTCAGGGTTACCTTGATTTTCTTCTTGATTGTCTATCATTTATTCTCCTTTTGGATAAATTAAACTGCCGTAGTTTAACTATCTTGTTTCTTATTTTGCAAATTCTTTTGCATATTCTGTAATAAGTCGCCTTGTCTAGCCTTAACTAGCTCTGCATTATTACTTAAAACATTTTGTAAAAGTTTTTGTTTAGCTTCAGTATCCATATAAGCTCCATCCATGTTAGACTTAACTTCTTCTTTTTTCTTATTTATTTCAACTTCTGCTTGCATTACTTTGCCTTTGATACCAGCTTGTACCAGTTGTCTTTCAAGCGTCTCAATAGTGCCATCTTTGTCTTTAACAGCTTCGGATAGTTGTTGTATCTGTCCTTGAAGTTGCGCATATAATGATTTCCTTTTTACAATATTTTCTTTATTTTTAATATCTGTTTCAGCTAATACAGCTACATCATCAATAACACCTAATTGCATTAACTGCTTTAGCTCTTCTAAATAAGCCCATCTGTTAACAGGCATAGTAGATCCAGATATTATCCTTATATCAAATTTATGAGCAGATATATCCATAGATTTACCTATAGCTTCACCCATATCATTATATATAGGAATATTAATTTCTTGATTTCTTTCTTCTTGTATAGCACTTGGCTGTACTATTCTAAATCTTTTATTAGCAGTATAAGTAGCTTGAGAAAACTGTAATAAAGTATTTCCTAACTGTTTTAAAGCAGGTTCTACAGATGTATGCATCCATTGTTTAATTCTTCTTGTACCAT